GGTTGACCACCCTTTGAGAGTTGTCCAGCCATGGATACAGAATTTCTCTCCAGGCCGAACGTTCGATTTGGTAGCGTTGATTATGATGATCCACGTGTTCAATTCGCATGTTTTGGTGGGGGTTTGAAGGGCAGGTCTACCGTATGGGGACAAATTGTAACTGCTGCCAAAATGGTGTTGTGGAAGCTGTGCCTACCGGTCCGCTTGGTTTGGTGGCTGTTAGGCGTGGCATTTCTCCCTGTGATTTGGGTGAGACGTCTTCTGGACAGAGCCGTCTCAGGATTATTGCGCGTGGTGCGGTGTCTACGTGAGGAAGTGCAGGACTACATGTCTGTCATCCGGTTGTCGTTTAACAAGCGGATGCGGGCGCTGTTGTTGTGCATCTCTGTTACGCTCGTGGGCTGTTTGGGCGTGTTCGGCTTGTGCTTGGCTGTTGTGTTTGCCATGGGCTGGGTGAGTTGCTATTTACCTAGCGACATCAAATTCTATGTCAAAATAGTCAAGCGTATGTCACGTGCCTGGGACGATGCGCTGATGGAGGCTGATATAGCCCCTGTTGAGGGCCAGGTAATGGATGTGCCCAAAACTACACGCAATCGGTTTGCATGCAAGCTGGCCATTCGCGCTATAGCCAGAGTGGGCTTGTTAAAGGCCACACGCGCCAATTCTCTAGTATACCAGAAAGTGATACTAGATGATATGCAAGTGCTGAAAGTCAGACACTCTGATCGGGTTAGGGTGTTACCCCTGGCCATTTTGGCGTGTCTTGACAGGCCTGAGGAGGTACAGAAAGTGGAGAGGTGCTTTGAGCACCTCTACACCTCATCCACAGCATAGGGGGGCCTGTCCGTGAACGGGGGCACTAACACCTGTGTTGATCACCGTCAATTTGATTTATCACAGGTGACTGGTGTTAGTGAAGTTGAGGAACTCCGTATCACGGTCGGGTATACGGGTAAGGGAAACAGAAGTTGGTACTCCTTCGTATCCCCATACCCAAAATATGAGTATCTTGTCCATAATAGTTCACTCATCAACGTGGTCCGAGGATTAGTTGAGCGAGTGTTTTGTGTTGTGGACAAAACCACACAACTGCTGATAAGGCCGCCAAAACCTAGATCCGGCGTGTTCCAGCAGAAGTTAGGGGACATTGGTGTATTTCTGAGTAAGACTGTAGGCTACTGTCACCACTGGACACGTGACGAGTTCGTTGCATCTTACAGTGGTCCACGTAAGGAGTCATACAGGCGAGCTGCAGAGACACTGAGCCATCAGCCGCTCACTAAGCGAGACTCTTATCTGAGCACGTTTGTGAAGGCTGAGAAGATCAATGCCACCCTTAAGTCCGACCCTCCACCGCGTGTCATTCAGCCGAGAGGCCAAAGATATAACGTGGAGGTCGGCAGATACCTGAAACCTATGGAGCCACTCCTGATGAAAGCAATAGACAAGTTGTGGGGTGAACCCACAGCCATCAAGGGTTACACTGTTGAGAAGGTTGGTCGGATATTTGCTGACAAAGCCAAACGTTTTAATAGACCGGCTTTGTCGGTCTTGATGCTAGTCGGTTTGATCAACATTGTTCCATCCAAGCTTTACAATGGGAACACGATATTTACAATCGTATTGCCCGTGACCCGATGTTGGCAGAGTTGTTGACGTGGCAGTTAGTGAACAGGGGCACCGCTTTTGTGCCCGATGGTAAGGTTAAGTACACCGTGGAAGGGTGTCGCATGTCGGGTGATATGAACACATCCATGGGTAACTACCTTATCATGTCCTCGCTCTGCTATGCTTATCTCAGGGATGTGGGTGTTGATGGTTCGTTGGCTAATTGTGGTGATGATTGCGTCTTGGTTGTGGAAGACAAGGATCTTGGCAGATTGAAATCTCTTCCGGACTGGTTTCTGCGTATGGGGTACACCATGAAAGTGGAGGCTCCTGTGTACAATCTTGAAGAGGTCGAATTTTGCCAAATGCACCCTGTCCACACATCAAGAGGGTGGGTAATGGTCAGACGGCCTGACACAGTCCTAACTAAGGACTGTTGTGTAGTTCGAGGTGGTATGACACATAATCGGTTGCGAGATTGGCTCGGTGCTCAACGTGCTGGGGGGTTGGCATTGGCAGGTGATGTGCCTATCCTGTCGACTTTCTACCGTTGTTTTCCTGAGCGATATACCGACATGGAGTCAGACTACGCTGCACCACACAAGTTCAAGGCAGGACAGCAGTGTGGCAGCATTACGAGTGAGACGAGGTACTCGTTCTGGTTGGCGTTTGGACTCACTCCCGACGACCAAGAAGCTCTGGAGGAGGAGCTACAGAACTACCGATTCTCTTTGGACCCTGTTGAAAGGGGGCCTGAGGGTATGGGTTATGTGCCTTCACTCCTCGACTTCTGCTGTAGATAATTGACCATTATCAACCATGGTGAAGGCGAAGCTGAAACAACGTGGACAGCAAGCGAAGGAACTGTCCAAGAAACTTAAAGCTATTGGCAAGCATGTGAATGTGATTGATCGATCGTTGGGAGGGGCACTTACCACAGTACCCCCAGTTGGTGCTCTTGTTCGTGGGTCTAATATGATAGTGAAAGGTCTAGACCTCTTTTCTGAGCTTACATCAGATTTATTGGGTGCCCCCGTCACCCATCCAGGTGCAATGGGGGGGATGGTGGCAGGTGTGGCCAATGGCCCTGTGATTCGCAATCGCAAGGCCAAGGTTTCTGGTTCTCGTGGAGCCATTCGTATCACACATAAAGAGTTGCTCACAACGGTGTTTGGAGAAGGAGGGGGTAACCCTCTTGTGTGCAATGGCACTCTCGATGACACCGGTGCCTCTATTTATACAGTGAACGCTATGGCATCCACCACCTTTCCATGGCTAGCCACCATAGCCAAGAATTATGATATGTATAGGTTCAAGAGGCTACGGTTCGTATATGTTCCTATGTGTCCCACGTCTACGTCGGGGCGCACTGCGATAATTTACGATCCGGACTCGGCTGATCCGTTACCTTTAGACCGACCTGGACTGTCAAACATGTCTTGTTCAGCTGAGGGCCCTGTGTGGGGCTCGCTTTGCTTGGACATTAAGTTGGCAGATACCAACAAATGGTACTATGGTTCTACCACTGGGGTGACCAGTGGTGTTGGGGCTTATCTCAATCAGGGACAACTCGCATGGGCTACATATTCAGCCTCGGCGTCACAGCTGGGCGAAATGTTTGCCATATACGATGTTGAACTGAAAGATCCACAACCGACGGCCACTGATCTGGCCGTTGCACATGGCGTAGCAGGGGACATTAATACCCAATATGCCACACATGCTGGCTATGTAGCCACCGCAGGTGACACAGCCGTAGGAGCACAGTTCTTCACTCCAGGGTGCTATTATGTGTCCGGGCGATTTACTGCTACTGCGGCTGCTGCATCACTGACAGCTGTTAATCTAACAGTTGTGGACTTTGCGAAACACAATGCGACATCGTCACAGGTGTTATTCGCCATAGTCCATGTGGTTGCCACGGGTGGTACGTTTAGCTTTACAGGACTTACTGGGTTAGACACGTGGG